CAGGAATTCGGCGCATTGCAAGCAGATGTTAAGACATTAACGGCTGAGATTCACTTACTCCGCAAAGAGATGGCCGATGTAACGGCTATGCTCAATCAGGGCAAAGGTGGCATTTACATGATTGTATTTGCCGCTGGTGCTTTAGGTTCCGTTATTACCATGAGCGTTAAGAAACTATTTGGTGGATAAATGGATCCCATAACTATCGGCGCAGCGGTTGCTATCGCTAAGACTGCTGTAGCCGGAGTTAAAGAGCTAATATCATTAGGTCACGAAATTCAAGATTGCTATCACGACATAGCAACATTCTTCGATAAGCAAACAGAAGTTGAGCTTGCTGTCATCGAGCAAAAAAAGCAGAAGCTAGAGGCCGTTAAAAGCGGTTCTCCGCAGCGTAGTGCTACCGCAGAGGCGTTAGAAGCCACATTCGCAAGTAGAGAGATGATCAGGCTAGAAAAAGAGCTTAAAGAGGCTCTAATCTACGGTAGCCAGGAATCAGGTCTATACGACGAGATGTGCCAGCGTCGAGATGCAATTATCCTAGAACGAAAACAAGAGATAGAAGATGCGGAGCGTGAAGAACGTATGCGTCTGGCTGCTATTCGTCGCAAGAAAGAACAAAGAATTCAGAATATTCAGGAGTGGCTGGCTGTAGTGCTAGGCGTATCTCTTAGTAGTTTCGTAATGTACGCAGTTTGGTGGATGTTTAAAAACGGGGGTAAAGACTAATGATGACTCTAATTACTACGCTGATCTCTTTCTTATCTGGTGGCTTGCCTAAACTACTAGACTTCTTTCAAGACAAGCAAGATAAGAAGCATGAGTTAGCACTTGCTCAATTGCAGATGGCTCAGCAACTAGAGATGGCTAACAAGGGCTTTGAGGCTCAAGCGCACATTGAAGATATTAAGACAGAGCAGATTGGTATCCAGACGCAAGCAGATGAGCGCATAGCGTTGTATTCTCACGACATTGAGATTGGTAAGGGTGCATCGCAGTGGGTTGTTAATGCTCGCGCTATGGTCAGGCCAACAATTACGTATGGACTATTCCTGCTACTCGTTGCTATTGATATTGCTGGTGTTTGGTATGCGTGGACGCAAGACGCTCCGTTTAAGGAGATGATGGCGCTAGTTTGGGATGACGACACGCAAACTATTTGGGCTTCTGTGATTAGTTTCTGGTTTGGTACACAGGCATTTAGCAAAAAATGAAAGTCAGCGACAAGGCACTTAAAACCATAATTCACCATGAGGGTGTTAGATATAAGCCATATCTTTGCCCTGCTGGTTTATGGACTGTCGGCATTGGCCACGTTTTATATCCCAAACAAGGACTATTGCCAGTGGCAGAGAGAGGCTCTATAGGGCTGCGTGTTGAGGACTTTAGACAGTTTACTAAGGACGAGGTAGATGCGATTCTTAAAGCAGACTTGCAGCGTTTTGAGCGAGGCGTACTACGTTATTGCCCTAATTCTCTTACTCAAGGGCAATTCGATGCTCTCGTCAGTTTTAGCTTTAATGTAGGGCTAGGTACATTACAACGCAGCACATTGCGCCAAAAACACAATCGTGGTGATTTTGAGGGCGCTGGTAGTGAATTTATGAAGTATACAAAAGGTGGTGGTAAAGTTTTAAAAGGGCTGGTAAACAGACGCAAAGATGAAATGAAAATCTACATATCTTAGGGGCTATCATGAAGCAAATTATTGCAGGTCTTTTGTTAGTTATATCAGTTTCGGTATATTCAGCGACTCAAGATGAGGACGGTAATTTGCTTCTATCTCAAGAAGAAGTCTATAGAACTATTGAGCAATTTAATCAGCTTGAAATACGTATTTATTCCGCTAATAGTAAAATCAAAGAGTTACAAGATAAACTTGAGAAACTAGAGAAAGCAAAGTGTGGATAATGGCTACTAAAAAAATACCTGCTGACTGTATGCCGATGTGCCAAAGCTGTTCATTTTTTGAACGTGAGAAAAATGAGGATGTTGGTATTTGTAGACGGTTTCCACCTAAGACAATCTATCTGGGTGACGATGAGTTTGATAGCTTTTTTCCTATTACTTCTGTTAGTGAATGGTGCGGTGAATTTAAAAGGCAGGTGTCATAATGACTCACCCAGTAACAGATGAGGAGTTTATAGCGGCATGGAACTCATGCGGATCGGTAACTAAGGTAGCTGATATTTTAGGCATTAACCACAGATTGGTTAATCGCAAGCGTAGAGACATCGAAAAGCGGCAAGGCATTCAATTGCTTGCCACTGCTAAAAATAGCCCTGATTTCAATGTAACTTTGCCAGCTAACGGCGTTAGAGTTAATGTTGGATTGGAATCAGGCGTTGTTATCGTTGGCTCAGATGCTCACTATTGGCCAGGCATTATCTCTACGGCTCATAGGGCCTTTGTGGTGGCTGTTAAAGAGCTAAACCCTAAGATGGTCATTATGAATGGTGACGCGTTTGACGGGGCTAATATCTCTCGTCATCCACGAACAGGTTGGGAAGCCAGGCCTAGCGTTAAACAAGAGCTAGAGGCTTGCAGGGATCGTATCTGTGAGATCGAAGATGCTGCTGGTAATGCCAAACTGCACTGGACTTGGGGCAATCACGACATACGTTGGAATAGCCGATTATCCTCACAGGCGCCAGAGTTTGAGGGCATCCACGGCATGAACTTGACGGATCACTTTCCACGTTGGAAGTTTTCTACTTCGGTGATGATAAATGACCACACTCAGATCAAGCACAGGAATTACAACGGAGTTCACGCTGCTTATAATGCTGTTGTTAAGTCTGGCGTGTCTACAGTCAATGGTCATCTACACTCTCTTAAAGTCACTCCTTGGACTGATCTGACAGGTACTCGCTACGGTGTCGATACAGGCTCTTTAGCCGATGTATGGGGCGCTCAATTTGAGTATACAGAGGACGGTACTAGAAACCACAGAAGCGGCTTTGTGGTGCTGACATTCTACGAAGGCAAGTTACTGCCTCCGGAGATGTTAGAGGTCATTGATGAGGATAAAGGTCTTGTTTGTTTTCGAGGACAGGTGATCGCGGTTTAATCCAGCTAGATGTCCAATCTGCTTTGACAGGCATAAGTCTGGCCCTGCGTTTAGCTAAATGCAGGTCTTTCTTATCTAAATCTTGATTAAGTCTATTTCTAGCTAACTGCGCTCTTTCCTTTGATGTAAGAGGCGCAGGTCTAACGGCATCTTCGTATCTGCCAATGTAAAACACAGGCACATAGACTTCTTTTATCTCTTTCTGTTCTTTTATCCAGCTATCAATGTAGACGAGCTTGATCTTGCGTAAATGCTTGATATAGCCCTTCATCCATTTATTAGAGATAAAGAATTGCTTTTCTATCTCCGTGTATGTTGATGGTGTTTCAAGGATTTTGAGCAACTTAGCCATTCTTACTTCAGATGGCTTTGTGTTGTATTTCATTTCACTCATCTTTGACAAATACTCCATTGCAATTTAGGAATCCTTTGCGATCTTTAATCTCCGCATAGGCATCTTGCAAACAATGCACGATAGAGATGTCTTTGATAGCGCAGTAGATTATTAGCGTGACCAGCACATCTCCGACGCCATCCTTAATTGCTGGCATATCGTCTTTGATCTCAGCGTCGCATAGCTCACCTAGCTCACTCACAGTTTTCATTAGCTGGTTGGCTGCTTTACCGTTCTTAATAATCCCGCGAGCTTCTGCCCATCTAACAACATCTAACTCTAGTGATGTCCATGTCATTTACATATCCTTTTCTTTGCATCTCTAAAGTTAGACTCAAACATCCAGCCTACACATTGCTTGTCAATGTCTGGCGATGTGACTGACGCTACTCCTTCAGTAAATCCACGGTGATATTCGTTTTGCATCCTGTTCATAACACCTAAACCGATGCCAGGCACAGATGCTACGACCACGATTAAAATCATTCCCCAACGCATAGCTGCCTAATCTTTTTGACATCAATGCCAAAGGTCTCATGTACTCGCAGGATGATCTCTGCTGATGGAACTATCTTCTTATTGCGAATCTTTGACAGTGTAGAGATACCGATACCCATATGTAGGGCAATAGCTCGATCATTCTTGAAACCGTGATTTTTAATCAAATAGTCTAACAATTCCATTTTTATCCTTTAAAGGGGGGAATATTCTCAATTATTTTGGAATATTCCACTTAAATATTTAGTGCGGGGTCACCAGAACAAGCAAACATGAAGGAGAACTGGCCCCCGCTGCCGGAGTTACTCGCCACTACCGGCTAGGCGTGCAAACATCAAAAGGGAATATCGTCAATATCTAACGGTTTTTCTTCTACTGTTTTCTTTGCTTCCTTCAACTTAAATGAGCAGCTCATGAACTTGCCGGATTTACCTTCTTTTAGCCAAGCTGATACATAGACTGCGTTACCGTTTAAGTCTTTACCGTCGCCTGAGTAGTCAGGATGTGTATCGCTTTGCTTTTGTTGATTCTTGAAAAGCGAGAAGCTGCCTGGTTTTGGATCGTATGCCATGATTTACCTTTATCGTGTGGTGAACTTCTTAATTGCACTGCGCTGCTTGCTATCAAACAAAGACCAAAGAGCTGTTTTGCTATCTGCGTCT